GACCAATCACTCCTTGACGATATAACTACTCTCTTACTACTCCTGTCTCCCCAAGATTGCGTCCTGGTTCGGTCTTCGACGACCTAGAGATTTTTCATAAAAATACGGTCAAACTTGCAGTTATCACGTTCCACTGACAGCCAGTGAATAGGTGGGTAACTTCCGTTATATCGTGACGAACACTTTTGCTTTTTAGTTATAAGTTTTATCTTTTCTATAAAAGTTTTTGTGTTGTGGATTGATCAAAGTTGTGGTCCGTCTTAAGCTTCATTATCTTTTGAATAACAAAATACCAAACAACTCCGTGAAATGTCCCCATTTCAATATTTCAAGACTACTTCGAAACTAACCCCTTGGTAGAAGTTGGTTAAGGTCAATAACGGCACCACCCGTACATCAACATACCTTTCGGTTTTAAGTATCCTATGATACTGGAACCCGCAATAACAACATTGGAAATATTGATTCTTGCAACGTCCCTACGAGTTATTCCTATTGGAGTTCCCTCCTCAACAAGATGACCCACATCACCTCGTCATAAAATCACTTTCCCTACACCGTTGGCCTCGGTACTAAAGATCTTATGGTATCTCGCCTGTGTACTCGACCTCAATATTCCGAAGACTATTAAGACGCAAACCCGTTACACTTGTGGATTCACTTTATCCTACTTTCGTAGTTTATTTTATGGACTATACACGGCCCAATATCTTTATCAGTTTCATTTCTTACTCCTGAATGGATAATCTAAATTTTCAAAGAACTTTTCAGGACTTTTCCTGATTTGTTTTACAAAGATAAGACATTTATTTTGTTATGTCAAGTACTTTGTAATATTTTTTTTTTAATGTTTTTCTACGTATACTGTATAAGTCTTATAAAAATCCGCTCTTAATTCAGCAAAAGAGGAATTTGGTGTTGTATATTTTACACCATTATTATCATAATAATAGAAAAGATCGTTAATCGATATTTGTGTTTCATCACTCATATATAGTTTTTAAAAGGTTAATAATTAAATAAACTTTTTTAATTATGGTACAAAGATAATATAATTATTTTAATAAATCAAGAAAATTAAATAATTTTTTTCATTAAGTCTTTTATTCTATAAATTTCCTCATTTAATTGAGTATTTTCGGAAAGACCTCTTTCTTTTCTAATTTTTGCTCCAAGTACAGGAAGACTTAAAATATTTTTTAAAAATGATTTTATATCTATATCGTTAGTGTTTTTCGTTCCAACCTCAACCCTAAATTGTTTTGCCACTTCTGTTATTGAATCTTTTGATAGTGTGGATCCGTCAGATAATTCTATAGATGAATAATATTTTATACATTCATCCAAGGTTTTAAAATTATTTATAGTTTCTTTATTATTGGTTAATAGTTCTAGATCTTTTTTTAGTAACAATAAAACATCGTTGTTATTTTTGGTGCCACCACCAGTATAATATAAGTGCCAAGGTTCCGCAATCCTCAATGATCCTTTGGATTTATAAGTTACCTCAAACCCGTAATTTTCACAATTATCGGCAACCCATTTTTTAACCTTTGAGTTTTTATCCCACCAACTAGTATCAGTACTAAATATATCAAAAGTTTTACCTGTGTGATGTTGGCTAAATCCAGGTAAACAGTTTGAAGCTTGTGTGTTTTCAATACCTCTTTTTTTGGCTTTGGATCCAAAATTATCTACTTGTTCATTATAACTTCTATATCCCGACACAATGTCATCTGGATATTGTATGGGGTTTGCCAATTTACAGTCCTTTATTAATTCCTCAATTTTTTTCTTTGCTTGAGAATCCTCATGACCATTATCTGGTCTAATATTTCCTTCTTGTTTAAATTCAGCATCAATATGTTTTTGAGTAATGGTGACCCCCCATTTACTTTTTAATTTATCCATTAACTTTTGAATCTGTGGTGGTAATGTATTGCCTTCAGATTTTGTTGGGTTTTCATCCTCGTCATTTTTCATATATTTTGATTTACATTTTAATGTTCCATCATCAGTAATAAATTGTCTAATATTACCTGTTTCAACTCCAATATGTAGGTGATCATATGAACTACCAGGAAAATCCATCACATATCCTAACAATTGTCCGCAAGAAATTTTAGATCCTTTTGAAATTGTTGTATCTTTTAAATGAGTATAAAAAACACTTGGTAATTTATTATCAGTTTTAACTGTAAATCCAGTTCCAAATATTTTTTTACCATTTTTCCTTATAATATTTGGACCATGATTTGTAAAAGTAACGACAGTACCTGAATTAACTGCGTATACTGGAGTTCCAATTGGGACTGCAATATCCCAAGCATTGTTACTCTGCCAACCTGATTGTCCCTTGTGGGCACCATCTCTTGGAATTTTAATTTTATTCTTACCTAATATAAAACTTTCGGTTATAGTTCCATATTTTTTTATTAATATTGAACATATTACTATAATGGTGTATGGGTTAGTAATTCCTATTTTTTTTAATTGAGATACAACGGTATCGGCAATGTCTTTTGATTTACCTGTCAAATTGTTATATGTGACAACCAAATTACTTATTGTACTTTTATCGGGTACTTCATTATCATCTTGAGTTTTATTTAAATCTCCTTTTACAATTTCTTTACCACTAATATATGATTCTGGATTAACCCAATTACCATTTTTACTTTTTCTGATTTCAAAATGTAAATGTGGTCCAGTTGACTTACCGCCACCTCCCGCTAAACCTTGTCCACCACCAGATAATGCAATTTGATCACCTTGTTTAACTTTATCACCAACACTTACCAACATTTTAGTTAAATGGGCATATGCAGAATAAAAAGTTTCTCCATCTAAGTCATGTTTAATGATTATAAAATTACCGTAACCATAATAGTTTTTCATGTCAGCCCTAACCACCTCACCATCCGCAACAGAATTCACACCTGTCCCATCAGGAACACCAATGTCAATACCATTATGATGTGCTCCATTTCTAGGCCCAAATCCAGATGTTTTACTACCTTTTTTTGATAATGGATAAATTAAGTTCATATTTACATAAATATACATTTATTTGAAAACCATTCAGGTATATTTCTATTTTTCCATTTTGCAAAATCTTTTTTTGCTCCAATATAATAATTTCGATAAGATTCTATAACATTATTAACTTTATATTCATCTGGCATAGCTTTGGGTGGTTCTGTGAACTCTGTGTCGGAAATATTTGGTTTGTTTGTTAAACACCACTCTATTACATCCTGAGACTTATGTCTCTTTCCATAACGATATGTATATTCTTTACATAACTCCAATCCAAGATCACAAAGGTATAGATAGTTAGATAAACTCTCTCGAACCCATATTGAACATGGATGATTTTTATGAGATAATTTATAAGGGGCTTCTGATCCTATAACCCAATGGGTACCACACAATAGTTGTGCCGTCTCAAGGATCATTTTAACTACGTGTTTATCACAATGATATTCCGCACATTTTTTTGTGTCAAAATCTAAAAAAAATATATTCATACCACAAAGGTATAGTATTTTTTTATAAAAACAAAATTATTGTTCTAAATGTGTCATTAACACTCCACCAAGAGCGGTGGCATAAACCTGAAGATGTTTTACTGAATCTTCATCAAGTTTAGTTTTTCTTTTTGTGTAATCAAGACCTAAAGTTCCAATGAACTTTTCATCAATTGTTTTAATTGCAAATAAATAACCTGATTTACATCCTGTGTCTTCAGCAATATACTTCAATCCAAAAGTCGCAATAGTTTCGTCTTTATAATCTGAAATTTCAATTATATCATTACTTAATAGTTGATTAATAGATTTTGAAAATAAATTAACAGGTATATTATGAAAATTACTTTGTACTGATGATGTACCAGGATTTACAGTTTCATACATTACTGAAAACTTTGCCATTGATTTACCTGTTGGGTAAAAATTTCCACCATTGTGAAATTGTGTAATCCAAACTCTATCAGGTTTAAATTCCTCTTTTATCTGTTCAATTTTATGGGTAACAAGTTCACTAACTCTAAGAGTTTCTCTAACCATATCTGGTTTTTCTTTTTTATTCAACCTGCTTTTAACGTAAATTAGTAAAATTGGACCAACCACACCTGTAATAAAAGCTATAACAACACCTAAAAAATTTTCCATATAATTTATAAATATTAACTTATATATAAAAGTAATTATATTTTAGTTTATTTTTAATCTTTGTCCCGATTCAATATTATCTGACTTTAAATTATTTAACTTCATTAACGTTGCCACAGTAACAGATTTACCGTATTTTGATGCTATTCCTGAAAGAGTATCACCTGGTTTTACTGTATAATAAAATGTTTTAGAGTTTAATAGTTTATCTGTTTCCTTACTAATTTTTTTATTTGGTTCAAAATATTTGAAACATTCAGGATGTTGAGCAATTTTATACATATCAAGTGAAAGCATTACTGATATACATTTGTCTTTACCCCATACTACTCCTTTTTCTACTGAGTTAACAACTGGTTTTTTTGTTTTTAATTCATTACCATACTTGATAAACGCTTCTTGATTTTTTACCATTCTATCCGCAACCCCACCTTGATATCTAGGATCTTTTGCTTGAGAAAAATCAATATTCCATCCTTCTAAATATTTTTTAGCAGCTAAACTCCAATTACCTGAATTTATTGCCTTTACCCATTCATGAGATGTTTTTGCCTCCCCCCTAAACACGGTATTAACTAATACCCTTTGAATATATAATGGGTACTTATCATATTTTGGAAATAATACTTTCTTTGCAATATTTTCTTTTTCTATAATATCTTTTGTTAATAACTCTTCAGCCTTTGAATTTAATATCTTATTTCCTATTGTCGCTTCTTTACCTGTATGTCCCCACCCAATTGTTAATGTTCCACCCTTCTTTAGTTTATTATTTGAAATAAAAGTTTTTGGGTTTTTTGAATCCTTATCATCAAATACATAATGGTTACCTTTTGAATCAACAACAGTGGATTCATAATTTTTTATAATATCTCTTAATTCTGGATCATCAGCGATTGATTCCGTTAATAAAGTTTTAAATTGGTTTTCTGTGATAATAATTTTCATATAACTAATAAATATCATATAATTAAAAAACCCACCTTGTGAGTGGGTTTAAATTTAAAAAGTTAAATTAATTATTATTGTTTTTTGTTGATGATTGACCAAACAGCTCCCGTTAGGGTTAAAATACCACCTGTTATTTCACTAAATAGACCTTCGTCTACAAGACCTTTTGTAATTAAAATACCCCCAATAAAAGTTAATGAGTGTCTAACAACTCCCAATAATTGATCTTTACTTAATTTCATAATTTTTGTTTTTTATAGTTTATTATTACATATAAATATCTAAAAAACCATTATTATTTTTTATTGAGTATAAAAAAGTGATTTTTTACAAAAAGAAATATTATTATTGTAGTCCCACCGGGAATCGAACCCGACTTTCCAGGATGAAAACCTGACGACCTAACCGATAGTCGATGGGACCAAAAATAAGGGTGAATACGGGCCTAGCGAGCCATCTTTCAGGAAAGGCCCTTCTAACTACTCACCCATATTATTTCCGTTTTTTATAGTGGTAATTGTTATAAGAAATCCAATTACTAACATAACAATAAGAATTAATAATAGGGGTATCCAAAGTGGGGATGTAACCCACCACCACGACCAATACTGAACTGGTCCTATCTCACCCAATTTAAGTGTTAAAAAGACTAAGAATATAAAACCCCCTAATCCAATTCCTGTTGATGTGTTTTTTTTGTTTGACATATTTTATTTTTTTATACTTTAATCTGTGAATAAAATTATTTAGTAGTCAGGGTAGGATTCAAACCTACACGATAACCGTTGTTAAACCTCAAAACTGTTACCACCCCAGGTTGTGAAGCTCGTCTATCAATTCCGCCACCTGACTATACCTATTAAAAATATAATTATTATTTTATAATAAGTCAAATTATTATTTACAAGGTGTTTATTTTAAATGCGTGTTTCAGTATTTTTCTTTTTTTAGTTGAGTCTTCGTAGTTACCATGTATTATCCCATCTTTAATGGTAAATGCGTGACGATTTACAATTACAAAAAAGGTTCCTTCTGGATTATCTTTTATAAACGTCCCAACGGTCATTTGTCTACTAACCTTTTTACCGTTTAATTTAACCTTATAATCCAAAGAATAAACCACTGAGTTACCCATTGGTTTTTTAGCCCCAATTGGTTTAATTTTCTTATGGTTTATTTGAATTTGTTTTTTTGCCAACGCAACCATTGAAAAAACGGTACCATAAGTACCACAACGATCTCTTCTCCCAAATTTTTCTTTAACGTATTTGTGAGCTTTATCATAAGGGATTTCAAATGCCGACGCAAATGCCCTTACAACACAGTCGTTTTTTTCTTTTTTCGCAATTTCGGAATCCTGATAACCAATGATTCCAATGTTATTTGAGCAGTATGGTAGTATGTTTTTCATACCACAAAGATACAAACTTTTTTTTAATCTACAAAATTTTTTATTATTTTTTTTATTAAGAACTTGATTTTTATTTTATTAAAGATCTAAAATAAACAAATCTTTATTACCGTCGGAATAATGTTGTTTGAATCCAATATTTTTAACCATATTTTGAGATGGTATATTATTTTTTTTAACAGTTAGTGAAATCCTATCATAACCTGAATGTTTAGCGATATTTTCACATTCTTTAAATAATTTTAAACCATATCCTAATCGTCTAAATTGTTCTTCAACAACAATAGTATGTGCATAAGCGGTATTTGATAAATTTCCATAATTAGTATGTAAAAGTTTGTCATCATTATTAAAATCTTCATTATTTAACATTTTATTTAAATCTGTTATTGTTACAGAACCAATAACATTATTATTTTCTGTTAAATAATAAACACAATATCCTCGATCACTTTCAATATTACTTGCCACCCAAATTTTATATGGATCCGAATTTTCAGATAACAATGATTTTATTCTATATATTTCCTCAATAAGTTCCATATATAATAAATATATGAATTACTCTAAATCGTAAGGGTAATTATAAAGTTCATTTAAATAACAAAGATACTCCTCAGAATTTATAAATTCATTGTGTATTTCTTCAAAAATGTCCATATTTTTATTTTTTAGTAGTCCCATCAGGGTTCGAACCTGAAAAATTTCTTTAGAAGAGAAATATGTTATCCAATTACATCATGGGACCATATTTTTATACTTTATAAGTTTAAATATAATTTAACAATAATAAAACTATTTTGTTATGTCAAACTTACT